TCTTCAAGTTTTGTTTCACGTTCGTTTTCATATGACTTATCCGTTCCTGGTGTTTTTTCTTCAACTACAGTTTCTTCAATTAATTCTTCTTTAACTGAATCTAACTCTACTTCGGCACCTGGTCCGGATGTATCTATGTCAACTGGTTTGTCTACGTTTTGCATAGTATGCTCCTATGGTTAAAATGTATGAAGTATATCTTCGGGTCTATCGATGGTTGCTAACACTTCATCATCATTTAGCAATCTAACTTCCCCACCGTCTATAGGTAATCTTGAACCCGCATAACGAGCAAAGATAACCCAATCTCCCTTCTTGGCCCAAGGGCCTTCGGGAAATTTTTCTTTGTCATAACAATGTGGTCCCATTTCAAGAACGAGTCCGCATGTAGATGCAACTTGTTGTCTTTCCAAAGTATCTTGTCCAAGATACAATCCACCTTTAGTTTTCTCTGGCATCTTAAAAGGTAAAACTAAAAGTCTCCAGCCGGTTGGCCTTGGTAGTTTAGAAGACTCTTTAGTCTTCAAACGTTCGTAACCATCAACTTCTTTTTGATGTTGTTCTTTATTTTCTTTTTCGTATTTTTCTGCCAAAGCATTTTTATGCTTTGGGACTTCTGTCTTTTCCAATGTCGACGACTTTGCCGTCTCTGTCTTTTCCATTCGTGGCTCCTTTGTTTAGCAGGTTGGATATTTCCCCTGAAATATATTGGTAGGCGTGGGCCTGTCCCAACATGTACTTGTATTTTTCCATATTGTCAACACCACCACTTACCATTGCATTTGCAATTTGTTGATAGTTTTCTTTTAATTGTTTTTGTATTTTAGTTATTAAGTTTATTTCATCCATTTTTCTTTCTCCTTTTTTTGTTTAATATATTTACTCTTGATTGCCAACACCACTCTACAAGTTTAATTGCATAATCTTCTACTTTTGCAACAGCATCATCTATTTTTCCTAATATGTTTAATATAAATTTATCTAACATTTCCATCTTCTTCTAGCCTGACGTAGTCTAGAATTAGGATCTTTTGCAGCTTTAGGAAACTGTTTCATTTGACCGGCACTTCTTGCACAATACGACTTTCTACGTTTTGCAGCAGCAGAACCTTTTTTAACTTTTCCAGTTACTGCTGTTTTTAATTTACTACCAGGATTTGCTGCTCTATATGCTTTAACTCCTGCTTGTGTCATTCCAGCCCCTTTTTCAGTGGGTCTAAAATTTTTTTTATTTCTTTTGGGCATTACGTCACCACCTCTTTTGAAACCTTGAAGCATCTTGCCGTAATATTTTTTATAACTTTGATTTTCTCCAGGACCACCTTTTATAAAACTGCCTGTATATTTTGTGTTTGGCATTTTCATATTATTCCTCCAATTGCTTTTCTATCTCGTTTAGAAAATGTTGGAACGTTAGTTGGTTTAGGTCCAGTGTTAGATACTGCTCGTTTTCGTTTGACAGCAGATGCCTTTTGCCCTTTTGTCATCCGTGTGGCTTTTGCAAGTGGTACGCATTTTGGATATTTCCTTTTGCTCCCCTTCTGTCTTCCGCATGGTTGATACTTGCCGTTCTTCTTCGGTGCTCCAATGTCCACCCATTTCTCGTCCAACCATTTCTTCAGACCGCTCATCTAATTTCACAGCCTCTTCCTTTTTGTGCAAGTCCTCCGCTTGATTTTTTCTTACGTCCAACTTTTCCTTTACAGTATTTGCTTGCCCAAATATTTGCATATGCACTTGGGTACACAGCAAATTTTTTCTTAGCTGCAGCTTTTCCTGCAGGACAAAGTTTAGCCATTATCTCGCTCGCATTCCTTTTTTGTAACCCATTCGTTTTGCAACTGCTGGAGCTACCTTTTTAAGTTTTCTTATGCCTTTACCTTTTTTACCTTTTGGAATTGGTTTTTTCATAATTAACCCTTCTTAAGTTCTTTAACTATTCTTTTCTTTTCAGCTTTAAGATTCTTCTTACCTTTTCTAGTTCTTGCTTTTTCAGCATCAACTCTTCCAAGTTCTTCAAGTCTATTCATACGCTTAGTATTTTTTTTAACCTTGCCACCTTTTTTATACATAGCTCCACCTCTCATACCCATATCATCTTTGTAGTATCCTGAAGCCATATCTTTTCTAGCAGTAGACATTCCACCACCCATTTTCATTGCTCTTCCGCCAACTTTCATTGGTGTTCTAGAATTAGCAACTTGTTTATTAAATCTTCTGTTTGCCATTATTTTTTTCCTCCGTTTTTAAAGATTTGTGTACCCTTAATTCCAAAAATTGATCCCACGACTAAAATCCAAAGGGTACTGAACCAAGTCGGGAGTGCCGCAAAATGCTCGAAGAAAGTTTTCACTTTATCGAGAGCGCCAGGATCCTCCGAGAAGACTCCCCACGCAAGCACAATTATAGGGGCAGACAATATTACAAGAACAAATTCGTCCTTATAATCGTTTTGACGTGCCTCTAACAACTTGCCTTGGTAAGCTTCCTCACCTCGAGCTTGTCGTTCAGCGTGCAATAGCTGTGCATCAGACATTGCGACTTTTGCCTTCTGCTTGTTAGCATAAATTTTACTACCAGCAGAGACAGCTAATTTAATTGCCGATAACCACATGACCTAGTACCAAGTTGCTTTTTTACTTTTAGATTTTAACATTCTTTTAGTTCCTCTAACCTCAACTTGATCTCCAATACCAATTTTATTAGTAGGTGAGTCTTGGTTCGTAAGGATAGTAGATCTTGGATCTGTTTCTGTTCTAACTTCTGGAGTTGCAATCTCTACACCTCCAGTTGCATTAACTGAAGCAACAGTTCCTTTACTACCATAAGAAAGTTTATCTTTTAAATCTGCCATAATTTTCTCCTTAAGTTATTATATTTATTTTTTCTTAAAATTTCTACCAAAATCGTGAATTTTACTTCGGTTAGCCATTTCTTGTTTAGCAAGGGAAGTTGCAGCACGTAATTCTGCAAGCTCTTCGTTCTGTTCAAGCTTTTCATCCTTGTTTTGTTGGTTCATAAAAGCTTTCATTCGGTCAAGATTAATTTTTTCTTGGGATTGTTGTGCTTTTGTGAAGTCATCTTGTGCTCTGATGTCTAATTCTCTTGCTTTTAACTTAGCAATTGGGTCATTTCCGTATTCACCCATTAATTCAGCCTCTTCTTTAGCAAAATCTTCAAACATTTCTGCAATTAAAACTGCTTTTCTAGACTCTATTTGCATATTTAACGTCATCATCTGTTGTTGCATCTGTGGATCTTGCGCTAAAGCAGGATTTGCTTGAATTTGTAGTTGCATTTGTTGCATCATTACAATTTGATCTTTAAATTCTACTTCAACTTGCTCTAATGCCATCAAACTTATGTGTTCAAAAATGTTTTTTTGCATTGCAGCTGTTACCATTGGGTTTCCTCTAGCCATTGAAGACGACATAAAGTTTAAATGAGCAGTAATGTGAGCTCTATGGTCTTGTCCTTTAAATGCTTGGAACGGTTGACCACCTAAAGCTTGAATAGCTTCAATAGATGGATCCATTGGCATTGGTTTTGGGACTGGTTTTAAAATCATATCAATATTTTTTACACCTAAAGCTTCATACATTGCACGATACGCATTATATAAATTATGCATTTGCGGATTTGATTGTGCTAATTGTAATTCAGCTTGAGCAATTGATATTCTTTGAGTTTGAGAAAATATATTTGGATCTGCAACAGGTAAAATATCTACCCTGTCATCAAAATCTTGTTGTTTAATAAATCGTTGGCCACCTACCACATCATAAGGATACTCTTGTGGAAGATATAATTTAAATACTCGAGCAAGCATTTTAAACTCTTGTTTAAGACTCACATAAATTCTTTTGTGAATCGCAGACATAGTTCTGCTTCCTCGTTCCAACAAAGCCACTGTCGTTCCCACTGCTGCTTGTTGATTCCCATCTCCTACTTGCAGATCGGCAATCGATGCAAATCGTTGCCCTGCTTCTACAACGACACCCATAAGCTGTAGTAAAGTTTGTGATGGTTCCTTAAATGGAAGAGCCATAAAGGCATCTTTAATATTTCCACCTGGAGCATCCACATCTCTAAATTCACCTGGAGTTATAGATTGCGCGTCATCACGTATTCTGATGCCGCGCATCTTAAATCCTGCTGGTAAATTGGAGAGGGTACCAGCATCTAGTAATGATCTTAGAGCTGCAGTTGCAGTTCTTGATAGACCACCGATCATATGAATTAATCCAAACCCATAAAAACCTAAACCGGGTAAAAATTTAAAATGAACAAAATAAGAAATTTTCTTTTTCTTTGGATCATCTAATTCATAATTTCTTCTAATCGATAATACTTCACGTGATGCTTCTTCAATTGTTACAATGTAAGGAAGTTTAATTCCTGTTTCTTCGCCTGCTGCGTCTCTATCTTCAAAGCCTTCTAAATCTAAATCAATATGAAACTCTAAAATATTATAAACGTCTTCATCTTTTGTTTTTGTAATTCCTTCTAATTCTCGTTCTTTTCTCTCTAAATCAGATTCAGTATCTGCAGGTTGTCCGATATCTACATCTCTGTAAAATCCACCAACCATTTGTTTTCTTAAATCATTACCTTTCATTTTAATACGGTGAACAACAGCTGTTGCATCTTCAAGAGATGTTGCAGTATAAGGTACTACTAAATCTTCTGCAGGTACAAATTTAGAAACTGCTCTACCTAACAAGTCATCATAATAAACTTTTTTAAATGCAGATCCTGCAAGTGGTAAATAAAATAATAATTGATCAAACTCAGGTTCGTATTCTTTCATTTGATCCATCAACTGATAGTTCATAAAATCTTTTACTCTAGTTGATTGCATTTCTTTTTC